CTGACCCAAGCGTTTACGGCGATTATGACCGTTGGTTTCACCTACGCGGCAAGACAGTAAAGCTTGTTGTGTTTAAGGGAACGATGAAAACCTGCTTGAGAATTGTTGAACTGGACTGAGATTCTTCGCAAAGGAGGAGTCCCGGAGCCTCCAGGGCGTGATGAGGTACTGGCGCAAATCAAAGCCGAGCCTTATTTGCCAACCAAGCGCAAAGCCAAATCCAAAACAAAAGCAAAAGGAAAACGATGAAACGGTTCACAGCTAAGAAAATGTCATGTGTTGAATGTGGACATGACAGGACGCGAGTTGCTTGTGGCAGCTTTGGTCCTGACGGCATTACAAAGCGTCGTTATCGCAAGTGTCCTAACTGCGGCGTAACGTTTAGGACGATACAGATTGTTGATGTTGAGGTTGGACCTGAGGTCAGGGTTCCATACATGACACAACAGGAAAAGATTGAGCATCGTCGTGAGCGTTCACGGGCTAGTGGACAGGTGAAATTGACAGCAGAGGAGGTTGGAGAAATCAGGTACTTGCATAAGCACGCAGTATTTCGTCCTGTTGATATTGCTGCTCAGTACGGGATCAGCAGGCATCACGTCAGTGAGTTAGCTCATAACAGAAGGTTGTGGAAAGAGGTTGAAATTCCCAAGACCTTGGTGTGGATGTGAGCAGACCAGATAGCAGAGTCAGGTGTCCTGAATGCGACAAACAGGACACAACTGTGAAAGCAGCATGGTGGACAGAATGCAGTAAGCGCTTAAGGCGTAGGGCATGTCTGTCCTGTGGCCATCGTTGGTATACCGTTGCCAGCGGTGAGGTGGCAATTCCTGCCAGGCATTTGGACTGGACGCATGCTTCAGGTCACTTACCGAAGAAAGCGCAGAAGCCACGGTATGAAGGTGACTTCTACTTTCCTGCTACAGACTGGGAAGAGTGAACTTGACTACGCTCAACGGTCAAGAAACAGTGAGTTCAATGTCCGTACCAACGCTGAAGCCACGGGAATACAGAGCAGATCTTTGGTTGTGTTACCGAGGGATTAAGTACCGCCCTGCTGCGTTGCAGTTATTTGTCAGGCAGGGCGGATGGGGTAAGGAGTATCTAGTTCTTCATGGCATCAGCAGCCATGCGAGTAATGGCTGCTTCTAGCTGGCTGCGTTTGCCTTCGATGAGGTGATAGCTATTGACCCATGTTGTAGCAGTAATGCCATCACGGGCCAGAGTCACTTTGTAAGAGTCAGTCAGCTCTTCGTAGGCGTGGGTGAAATTGTCCATTGTTGAGTTATTAGATGGGTCCAGGTTTGCCGTAGTACGGACTATGAATTCCATAGTTGGATCTCGGCTTCTCTCCGTCGGCGTAACCCGGCTTCAACGGCGCTTCCGGGATTGACATAAAGCAGGAGAGCGTTTGGCACGTCACTCCATTGCTTGGCTGCGAGGCATCCCGAGATGGTTTTGAAGCCACCGTTAAACCCGTAAAAATTAGCGCCGACATTGAAGCTGAAACTAAGAAGACAACCGCGTTTGCCATCGCTCATCTCATTCCAGAAGGGGATTGTTGATTCCTGGGTGCCCCAGAAATAATCAAGGTGATACTTCAGGAGTTCTTCTCCTCGGGCTTCTGTAATTGGTTGATCGTCCCAGCCAACTTTCTTACCGTTTTCGTAGAACGTGGCTCCATACCCGATCGTTGCAACGCCAACGCCATCGTCATAAACAGACGATCTGAATCCTTCAAATTCTTTGATGAGGTCAACCGCTGCTTGCGGGATCCCAGAGTCTGACTTAACGGGCGTTTCTCTGAACTTGATCACCCAAGCGGACTTATCACGCTTCAATGTTGCGGGCATTGCTTCTTGGAGGAGGGCCACTGCTTCCTGTTGTTCAGCTGTGTCCTTGTAATACTTAAAGAAATCAATGAGGTTGATCTCTGACATAACAGTTGGCTGCTTTAAGTTGATTGTAGTCAACTGTTGAATCTGCGATATGGACTCGGTGCCCTTGCCTCAGTTCGTCACATTGCTCATGCGTGAGCTGCACATGGCGGACGCACCCACTCCAGTACAGCTACAGATTTGTGACTACCTGGAGAATGGACCGAAGCGCAGGGTGATCTGTGCGTTCAGGGGTTGCGGCAAAAGCACTCTTAGCGCCATGTATATCTTGTGGCGGTTATTCCATGAGCCTGAATTGAAGGTGCTGGTGATCTCAGCATCGATGTCTAGGTCAGAGGCTCTGACGGCTTGGTTGTTGAAGACCATCTGTGATGTGCCCTGGCTGAGGCACATGGAGCCCAACAGTCATGACGGTCGCTATAGCCGGATTGCGTTTGACGTTGGAACTTGCAAGTACATCGAGCAAAGCCCGACGGTGAGGGCAGCCGGGATAAATGGAATGATTACGGGTTCTAGGGCAGATCTCTGTCTTGTTGATGATGCGGAGACTCCAGTCACCAGCCTTACGCAGACCCAGAGAGAGAAATTACGGAACTCGTTGAATGAGTTAGAGGCCATCCTTAAGCCTGGACCTAAAGCAGAGATCGTTTACCTAGGTACTCCTCACTCAGCGACGGACAGTATCTATTTCGCGTTGAATCGAGATCTGAATTACAAGATGCAGATGTGGCCAGCAAGGGTGCCGCAAGATCTGACGCCATATAAAGGATGTCTGGCTGACCTAATCCAGAAGCAGGTTGGAACGCGACACGGGAAGCCGACAGACACGCGTTTCTCTGAAGATGAACTCTTGCAGCGCGAGCTGTCGATGAGCGTCATGCAATGGAAATTGCAGTTCCAACTTGACGCGACCCTCTCGGATGTCGAGCGTTACCCACTTAGGTGTGGTGATCTGATGGTGATGACTCTGGATCAGCATTTGCCAGAAGTCTTGTTGTATGACAAGGCAGGCGGCTACAAAATTGAAGATCTTCCTTGCGTAGGGATGGCTCATGACCCGACTTATTACAGACCTAGGGAGACAGAAGGGACTATCCCCGCAGCAGAAGTTCCCACTGTTATGGCTTTGGATCCTTCTGGTGGAGGTTCTGACGAATTTGCTTACGCGGTGGTTAAGGCTCACGGAGGAAACTTCTTTCTTGTGGAAGCAGGTGGAAAACTCGGTGGTGTTGACGATGCGTTTTGGCAGAAGCTCGCGGTCATAGCCAAGAAGCATCACGTCAATGAGATCTTGGTTGAAACCAACTTCGGTGGATTGTCAATCTATGAGCAAGTATTAAAGCCATATCTAATAAAAGTAGATGCAGCGTGTCGGATTGAGCCCATCCGTTCAAACCAAAGGAAGGAATTGAGGATTATTGACACTTTGGCTCCGGTGATGCAGACACACCGGATGGTTGTGGACCGGAGAGTGATCGAAGAAGACCACAAGGTAGTGAGGGAGGCGAAGGACGAGAAGGGCATCGCCTACTCCATGCTGTTCCAGCTAAGTAGAATTACTCACGACAGGGGTTCATTGCTGCACGATGACCGCTTGGATGCCTGGGCAATGTGTGTTCAGTGGTTTCAAGAGCAAGCAGCTCAAGACCAGAAGATCAGATTTAACGACCGGATGAAGGAGATGATCGCTGCAACCGTTGCCGATGACGACGGTTGGATGTTGTTGAATGCCACCCGGCAAGCGATGGGGATGACCTTGGAGCAAGCTCGCCGGGCGGAAGTAATGGATGGAGGGAAGGGTGGTAGTTGGATCTAGTCAGGTGTCATAGTCATTAGCTTTTCAAGTTCATCTTTCGTTGGCAATAGATCCTTAATTTGTGCAATGGGGGTGCTGTTATCAACAGTAGCGGTGATGCTGTTGTCCTTAAGAAACTTTAGTCCGGCGTCAATGCCCATCTTTATATCTCTTGGGTCGTCCGACAACAACAGTGTTCTAATTTGTTCTCCAACCAATCCGTGCAATGAGGAGAGAAAATCTTCCGAAGCGCGCGACATCGTATAAATTACTGGTAGTTCGACCTTAAACCTCGTGGCCGGTAAGTGCAAAGGCAAAGGATCAAAAGGTGGCAAGAAGGGCGGTAAGTAATAGATGACATATAGCCGTCCTGGTACTGGCCAAGTTGATGCCTTTGGTGAAATCGCCAATCCAATGGCGATCACTCGCAGTGGCTTGCGTGCAAAAAGTACGGTCTCAGCCAAAGGCGCATATCTCGATAATCGCGATCCTGCCCAAGCGGGTCGCAATGAAAAAGCCAAGACCGCAGGAGTTGAGAACTTCCTCAAGTTTTTGGTTGAGGATATTGCTCCAGTAGTTTCAGACGAGCTAAAGGCGCAGGGCACAGCTGCGGCAATGAAGGCCGTCACCAGCATCCCTGGGATGGCTGACGGCAGCTTTTACAGGCAGTCAGACGGAGAACAGCGAAAGGTTCTTAAGGATTACAGCCTTAGTGGCTATGCCCTTGATCAACTCAAAAGCTATGGGGCTGGCGCTGCAGTTGGCCGGTACAAGGAAAATCTGGCTGACCGAATGGTGTCAAGTCCAATCCTTCAGTCCGATGCCCCTCAGGCAGAACGTGATACTGAAAAGCAGCGGATCTTTGCGGAAAGTCGCAGTCTTCTTCAAGGCATTGACCCTGGATACCTTTCCAAATATGCGCCTCAGTTGTCGCAGTTTGAAGGTCAAATCGTTGGCAAAACAGAAGGGCTTGCTCGCGATGCAAGAAACAATAATCTTGCCAACGCAGCTGTAGCAGACGCTCAAGCCTCTTGGGAAAGTTATGGAAGCGCTTACTCTCAGGTTATTGATATTGAGTCAGGTGACCGTGCAACTGCACTTGTCAATGGTCCGCTTGCACAATTAACAGCATCTTGGGAAAAAGCTCTCCCGAATCAAACGCCAGCAGAGTTTTATGCGACAAACGAGCAAGGGATGCTGAGTTCCGTCTTGGAAGCAATTGGGGAAGAGGAGGGCGAAAAAGCTCTGCTTATCCTTAATTCGTGGGAAGCCTTACAGGAGACTGAATTTAAAATAACTCCAACAGTTAATTTTTGGGATCTTGGCAACAAGGCTGGGGAAGATGGTCAAACTACAGTTGAAAAGATTGCCACTTTAAAAGTAAAAGCAAACAGGCTCTTACAGGAAACAATTGGAGACAAGTTAATTGCAGACAATGGCGGCTTACTTGCTGGCACCTTGAGGGGTGACAAGGCTTCAACAGACGCACTGTTGAACATAGTGGGGTCAATGTATGCGTCTGGAGATCCTGAGCAGATAAAGCAAGCAGATGCGCTTCTGAAGGAAGCCAGTTCTGTCATATCTGCAGGCAGAAATCTTGCGATAGAAGACCCAATGGCTGTGGCTCAAATACAGAGATGGGCTGATGATCCAACTGTTAATACAGAAGAATTTGCAAATAGGCTTAGACAGCTAAAGGAAGAAGGGGGGATAAGCAATGGATTAATGATTCAAGAGTTACAGCGAAGAGCTTCTCCTACAGATTTGCAAAGACGAGAAAACGAAGCATACAATGCTCTTTCGGAAACAGTTGTAGGCGGTTTGGATCGTGACGGTCAATATATTTCTGGAGAAGACGGTGACGTTAATGCAGTTATTGAGGACGCAAAGAAGGGCCTTAACGAGGTCGACGAAAGCTTGGATGACGAGCTGGAACTGTTCCTCAACTCGTCTTTCATTTCTGAAGCAAAAGCTGGAGTAAGAACAGAATTTGAAAAAGCAGGGAAGCCGATGCCGGAAGGAGCGGACCTTCAGGCAGCCATTAAAACTCAAGCCCTTAAGCTTATTAAAACAGAAACAGCAAAAATAAAAGCAAACTATCGGAATAATCTGCAAAAGAAAGAAGAGAGAGTTAGCTCAATTAGAGATCCGATCTATAACGCATTAGCAGAGGGCGTTTCCAAAGACAAGATCTGGGGAGACTCAATTATTGAAACAGCCAAGAAGAAAGGAGTAAGGCCAGCAGAGGTTTGGAAAAGTCGTTACGCGTCAGCTTTGGTAGACCTGAAAGACGAGAACGGAGTGAAGTTCGATGAAAAGACAGCCAAGAGAGAAGCAGAGGCTGAACTTAATAGGATCCGTAAAGCCATCAGAGAGCAAACGACCGGATCAGCGGGAAGTAAAGGCATCCCTACGAGAGTCCCTACCAGAGTTGAAGTGAGCTAT